AAGGTCCGCCCCGACCTCAAAGACAAGGTCGAGATGTATCAGGAGGAGTGTGATGAGGTGCTGTGGAACTACTGGACCACTGGCCTGGCCATTAACCCCAGAGGGAATCAGCAACACGATCTGGTGTTAAGCAACAACCTGCGCCAGATTATCCGTGAAGAGCTGGCCGCTTTCACCCCGCCCCGCAAGGCCCCACTGCCAGTCAGTAAAGAGGAGGCCCAGCTCTTTAAGGCCGATATCCTGGCCGGGCTTGGCACCGCCGCCACCGCCCAGAAGCACGGACGCACCAGAAGCACCATCAAGCGCCACACCGTCAACGAGCGTCAACAGATGGCGCGCCAGGCTCTGGAGGCGTAAATCATGGGGAAGAACGCCAAAAAGGTGGTTGCCCTGCAACCCGAACCCATTACCAAGGCCGAGCTCTTCCTCGCCTTTGTTCGTCTGCGGCGCATCGCGAGATCGATCGTGCGCTGTGACGCCGAGTGGCGGAACGACTATTTACTGCTTCGCCGCCAGAAACGCACCTTACAAGGGCAGAACAGCCCCTTTGACCAGGCCCGTTTGGCCGGAATCAGTACGGAGATAACCAGGATCAGCGAAATCCGCCGGGAAAACCATGCTGAATTGGTCTGCTTCGGCCCCAATCTCATGGAGATGTGCTCCCTGGCAGACCAGATGCTGACCTTCAGAGAGAAGGCCCATGTGCTTGGCGTCAGTGAACAGCATCTCCGCAACCGGCTTTGCGGAAAAGGCGAAGACACCAGGCTTTACACGATGATCTTTGCCAACCATGGTGAATATCGCGACAAGGCCGAATTTATCGGGCCATGCCAGATAGCCATGCCGCTGTGGGAGATTGCCTCGGCCTGGTTCCACCATCTTCTTAAGACTGACCAGTCTTTTAGCGATAAATGCTCTGAAGGGCTTGATGAGTTTTTGGCCGGGGTGCCAAAATACCAGCGGCTTGAGTATGCGGATGGCACAACAGAGTTTAAACGATTGCCGCCAGAACTCCGCATGATCAGCGGCAAAGGGGGTGCTGCTTGAGCGCTATATCAAAACCGGTATTCGGGCAATTTGAAGACCAGGCCGCTGATCTGCTTAGCAACGCCGCCGCCGTCACCTGCTTCCTCTCCGAGGTGGCGATCGGCATGGGCGGCCGGGTCGCGGAGACCGGCTTGAGCGATGACGGCGTCTTCGGCTTCACCATGATCCTGCAGAACCTGGAGAACACTATTAAACTGGCCGAATCAAAACTCTAACCAACCAACAACATTCCAGCGTTTGAACGCTTAAACGCTTAAACGCTGGAACGCCCCACCCACTGCACCCCAACCACTGAACCACCTCAGCTTTACCCCTCCCCCAATCTCCACTACATTCTACCCCCGTATTGACATACTTTCTCCTTTGTTGCTGCAACGGGGGCTAATCCAGCCCCCCAAGCGGCTTGACTGGCATGCACCGGGGGCCAAATGACCAAACAAATATCACCACACTTTAGGCGCGCCGAACTGCAATGCAAATGCGGCTGTGGCCGCATGGAAATGAGCCAGGTGTTCCTGGACATGCTTGAGATGCTGCGGGTCATGTATGCCAAACCCATCATCATCACCAGCGGCTACCGCTGCCCCAAACATAACCAGCAGGTCTCCGGCAGCGGTTTTGACGGCCCCCACACCATCGGCGCGGCGGATATCGCCGTCTCGGGCTCGGAGGCCTACGATCTGCTCCGTGCCGCCAGCCTGGTGGGTTTCTCCGGCATCGGCATCAGGCAGAGCGGCCCGCACGCCTCCCGCTTTATACATCTGGACAACTGCACCATCCCCGGCACGGCCATTCCCAGGCCACGGATCTGGAGTTACTAAACGGCAACCTTAACAAAGGAGCAAACCAATGACAGAAAGCACAACCGGCAAGTCGATCTTCAAATCCAAAACCTTATGGGCCAACCTTATCGCCGTCTTGGCCATGTTCGCCCAGAACAGCTACGGCGTCGCCATCGAGCCGGAGACCCAGGTCTCCATCCTGGCGGTGGTCAATGTCGTGCTGCGCCTAGTCACCAAAGAACCGGTAGTTTGGGAATAAAGAGAAGTGGAAGGCGCCGTCACTGCCCTGCTGGGCATCATCGGGGCACTGTTAACTCATTATCTTGCCAGGTCCCCGGCGCGTAAGGAGAAAAAACGCAATGAACAACTACAAACAATGCGCCAGGCTGTTGCTGATGGTGATGCTGGCATGGTCTCTGCCGCTGTTGACCGGCTGCGCGCTAAAAACCGTGTACGTCCAGGGAAGCAGTAAGACAGTGCCGCTGACGGCCGGAGAACCGGCGCCGTTTGCCGGCTGGCTGCTAGGCAATGAGGCGCTGATCGACCTGACTGAATGCTGCGAGGCCTGCGAGTAGCTCCAATGGACATCTTTGATCAGGCCCAGGAAGCCGACGCCAACTACCGCAACCAGTCGCTGTCGGCCTTGCGTAGCAAAATAGAGAAAAGCCGCCTGCTGCCGTCCCGGGATGAGTGCCTGGAGTGCGGCGCAGCGATCCCAACCGCCAGGCGTGAGGCAATCCCAGGCTGCACCCTGTGCCTTGATTGCCAGCACGAATTTGAAAACTTAGGGAGATAACGTGGGCCTCAACCTTAATTACCCGACACTGTGGTTCTGGATCTCGGTCGCGCAACTGATTATCAACGCTTCAATCGGCATCTGGGGCTATCTATTGAACAAAAACCGGGTCACCAATGACCGGATCACCAAGTTAGAGAACGCCTTGGCTGAGAAATGCTCCAAACATCACGATCGTACAGCCAGGCTCGAAATCGATATCAACCAGTTGCCCAGCAAACCGGAGATCTGCAATCTGACGAACAAAATCGACCGGCTCTCTGAAAAGCTGGCCACCGTCGACGGCCGTCTGGGTGGCATCAACCGAGCGGTTGACCTGTTGAATCAACACCATTTGAGAGGATCAGAATGAGCTATCAGGATTTGAAAAACGCAGAAATACGGCTAACGATCGTGCAGCTACTGGCCCAAGATCCCGGCTATGACTTAAACGAGACAATCCTTGGCAAGCTGGTCAACGAGTTCGGCTATGAACTCTCAAAAGACGGCCTGCGCACCCATTTGGCCTGGCTGGCAGAACAGGGGCTGGTCACTGTCAGGATGGTTGCCGAGCGTCTGCAGGTCGCCAAACTAACAAGCCGAGGCAATGACGCGGCCTATGGACGCATCAACGCGCCAGGTGTCGCTCGTCCTACCCCGGAGGGCTTTTAATGGGCACGGTCTCCACCATCGAACGCCTGCCGGAGGATATCCTCGACCAGCTCCACGCCCTCTTACGTGATAAGCGGGTCAGTCAGTTGGAAACCACCGCCCGGATTAACGCCCTGCTGGAAGAATCAGGTCGCGAAGAGCGGGTCAGCAAGAGCGCCATGAACCGCTATGACCAGAAGATGAAGAAAGCCGGTGAGCGAATTATGCGGGCCCGGGAAGTTGCCAAGGTCTGGATCGATAAACTCGGAGCTGCCCCACAAGGCGACATGGGCAATTTGATCACCCAGATGATCCAATCAATTGCTTTTGACCTGGCCGAGCAGATCAGCTCAAGCGACCTCTCGGAAGAGACTGCCCCCGAGATCATCAGCCAGCTGCGTCACCTCTCCCTGATTGCGGTGCGTATGGAGAAGGCCAGCAGCGAAAACGTTAAGCGCGAAGCGGAGCTGAAGAAGAAAGCCCGTGAAGAGGCGGCGGAGACCGCTGTTAAAACGGCAAAGAGTCTCGGGGTTACTCAAGAGACTATCGACGAAATTCACCGCAAGGTACTCGGGATCTAACCTATGGCTAATGGCAACGCCAAAATAGTCCCAGCCGCTCCGGACGGCATATTCTTGCCCTACCAGGGCCGATGGATCAAGGACAACAGCCGTTTAAAGCTCATGGAGAAGTCCAGACAGGTAGGTCTGTCCTGGAGCACCGCCTGGGCCTGCGACGAACGGACGGCAAAGAAGGGCAACAAGCACGATCAGTGGGTATCATCCCGTGACGACATTCAAGCCCGGCTCTTTATCGAAGATTGCAAGATGTGGGCTGAGGTTCTTTCCATCGCCGCCGAAGATCTCGGTGAAGTAGTGCTTGACACCAAACAGAAGATATCCGCGTATGTGCTGCGTTTTGCCAACGGCTTTCGGATCAACTCAATGAGCAGTAACCCGGACGCCCAGGCCGGTAAACGCGGTGGTCGAGTGCTCGATGAGTTCGCCCTGAATCCTGATCCACGCAAGCTCTGGTCGATAGCCTATCCGGGCATTACCTGGGGCGGCTCGATGGAAGTAATTAGCACTCATCGGGGCAGTAAGAACTTTTTCAATGACCTGGTGCGTGAGATTAAAGAGCAGGGCAACCCCAAGAAAATCAGCCTGCACCGGGTTACCCTGGCCGATGCCCTTGAGCAAGGCTTTCTCTATAAGCTGCAACAGAGCCTGGCCGCTGACGATGAACGTCAGGCCATGGATGAGGCAGCGTACTTTGATTTTGTTAAATCAGGCTGTGCCGATGAAGAGTCGTTCCAACAGGAGTACATGTGTGAACCTGCCGACGATGACTCGGCTTTTCTTGAATATGACCTTATCGCCAACGCTGAGTACGCCCGGGGCATTGACTGGCAAACCACCGAAAACGGCTCTCTGTACGCCGGTATCGATATCGGTAGGAAAAAAGACCTGACCGTGCTCTGGCTCCTCGAAAAGCTTGGCTCGGTACTCTACACCCGAGCTGTGATCTGCCTGCAGAATATGCGCAAAAGTGAGCAGGAAAAGATCCTCTGGCCGATCATCGCCAAGACAGAACGCACCTGCATTGATGCCACAGGACTTGGCATTGGCTGGGCAGATGATGCTCAAGATCAATTTGGAGAATATCGGGTAGAGGCCGTTACCTTTACCCCACGCGTTAAAGAGGCCCTGGCCTATCCGATCCGCAGCCGGATGGAAGATCGCGGCCTTCGTATCCCATACGACAAACAGATCAGGGCAGACCTCCGGGCCGTTACCAAACAAACGACTGCTGCGGGAAATATTCGCTTCACAGCTGAACGGACACCGGACGGCCATTCTGACCGCTTTTGGGGGTTGGGTCTGGCAGTGCATGCCGCTAGTGAACCTATCATGGACACCACCATCATCACCGGGCCAAAACGGCAGACTGCTACACTATTTCGAGGTTTTAACTAATGAGTAACGGCATCTGGATAAACGAGCATACCTTTGTCGATTTCAGCGAGACGGCATCCCGTCGCGGCTTGGGTGAAGAGATCGCCTCCCGGCAAACCGCGTGGGATTACTCCGGCATGCTGGGCCTGTTGCCCGATCCAGACCCGATCCTGGCCAAACGCGGCGACTCAGCCGAGATCCTGGACGGCCTTACCTCTGACGCCCATCTCTGCTCGGTGATCCAGACCCGGAAACTCGGGACCCTGAAACGCGAGATCAAATGGGAGGCGGGTGCTGAGAATGACGACGAACCCACGGCAGAGGCCCAAGCGCTGCGCGACAACCTGGTCGCCGATCTGGTCGAAATCGACACCTACACCCTGGTCTCTCAGATCCTTGACGCGCCATTATACGGATTTGTGCCCTTTGAACTCTCCTGGAAAGCCAAAGACGGGCACATCAGGCTCACCAATATCACCGCCAAGCCCCACCGCTGGTTTGGCTTTGACGAAGTGACCAACGCCCCGAAATTCATTTCCATGGCCAATCCTTGGGACGGTGAGGAGCTGCCCTACGGCAAGTTTGTCCTCGCCCGGCATTTCCCGACTTACGATAACCCCTACGGCCTGCGCCTGCTCTCCCGCTGTCTGTGGCCGGTGACCTTTAAACGCGGCGGTTTGAAGTTTTGGGTGACCTTCACCGAAAAATTCGGCATCCCCTTTTTAATGGGCCGCTATCCCAAGGGCACCGGCGCTGCCGATCAGCAGGCCATGCTCGATAAACTGGCGGCCATGGTGCAGAGCGCCGTCGCCGTGCTGCCGGAAGGCTCAAGCGTGGAGCTGCTGGGGGCCGGGGGCAACTCCAAGGGCTCCAGCGACCTGTTTGACCGCCTGGTGTCGGTGATGGACAAAGAGATGAGCAAGGTGATCATGGGCCAAACCCTGACCGCCGAAACCAGCGACAAAGGCGGGGCCTATGCCCAGAGCAAGACCCATGCGGACGTGTTGGCCGATTATCAGGATTCCGACCAACGGTTGGTCAAAAACGTCTTTGAACGGATCGCCAAACTCTATGCCGCCGTAAACGCCTCCGGTGTCGCCGCCCCGACCATGGACTGGTTTGAGGAAGAAGACGCCAAGAAAGAGTTTGCCGAGCGCGACAAGACGCTGTCCGACACCGGCGTCAAATTCACCAAGAACTACTATCAGCGCCAATACGACCTTCAGGAGGATGACTTTGAGCTCGATAATTCGACAACTGCGGCGGGCCAGGGGGACAACCCGACAAAAACCGGGGCCAACGCCCCTCAGGAATTCGCCGAGCCTGAAGACACCTCTGATCTCGCTGAGCTGCTCACCGCTAAAATGGCTGTCGAGGCGGATCCGGAGATTGCTCTCATGGTGCAGACGGTACGCGAGCTGGTGATGAGCGCCGACAGCCTGGAAGATATCCGCGACGGTCTGCTGGGCCTCTATCCAGAGATGCACACCGAAAAGCTGTCCCAACTGATGGAACTGGCCCTGAGCGGCGCCGATCTGGCTGGACGGATGACGGTCAGGGATGACCTAATGCAGCGAGCGCATGGACGCGCAGGAGCTGCAGAGGTAGAGAGTGGCGACTAAGACCGAACTCATCAATCTGGAAGTCACCGGCAAGCCGTTTACAGAAGCGGTTGCCTTCTTGCGCGATAAAGCCCAGGCGCCCACCGCCGCCTGGCATGAGATGATCGGCCAGTACCATGCCAAGGCCTTTACGGTGGCCGGGGCCGTCAAAGACACCCTGCTGGCCGATTTTTACGAAGGAATCACCGCAGCTATTGCCAAGGGCGAAACCTTAGAGCAGTTCAGAAAACGCTTTGACGACACCGTAGCCCGACATGGCTGGGCATACAACGGCGCGAGGGGCTGGCGCAGCCGTTTGATCTACAACACCAACATCCAGACCGCTTACCAGGCCGGACGCTATAAACAGCTGCAGGAGATGACCGACGTGGCCCCCTACTGGGAGTACAGCGCCAGAAACGACGGCCGCACCCGCCCCCAGCATAAACAATGGGACGGCATTACCCTGCCTGCCAATGATCCCTGGTGGGACACCCACTATCCGCCCAACGGCTGGAACTGCCGCTGCCGGGTCTGGCCCCGCACCAAAGGCGACCTACGGCGGGCCGGAAAAAGCGGCCCCGACCAGGCCCCGCCGCTGGAGATGGAAGAGCGGACCATCAAGGCCAACGGCGAGAAGGTCACGGTGAGGGTGCCGAAGGGCATTGACACCGGCTGGGACTATAACGTCGGCAAATCGGCATTCGGCACCCGTCCGGCGATAAAAGGCGACATATGGGAAGATCTGACAAAAGGCAACTGGGAAAGCCTTGGTCGCCCGAGGAATGTCCCGGTTGACACGGTTACCGCTAAGAAGGGCAAGGTGGCGGCGACAACGGCAGAGGTCGAGGACATGATCAGGCAGACCATTGGCGGGGACCAACGAGTGTACACGGTGACCACACAGGCAGGATTCACCCATGAAACGGTAATCGATGCCGGGCAGCTGGCCGGGCATATCATCAAGGACATTCTGAGGACAAAATACATCCCATTCCTCCATGAGACGCTTGAAGATCCGTACGAAGTCTGGATGGCCTTTGCCAAGAACAAAAAAACCGGCCAGGTGTCGTTACGCATGCGCTACGTCAAGGTGGTCGATGCCGGGGAAGGGATGCCGATACTGGCGATCATGACAGCACGGAAAGGGATGTTCGAGTCTCTGACCATGATGCCGTCCAGCGATAAAAGCTATGTGAACCGGCAACGGAAAGGGGTGCTGCTCTACGGCAGGGATTGAGAAAAGATGCCCTCACTCCCCTCCGCAGCAGGGGCGGGCCCGGATGGAGCCGTAAGGGGCTGCGGCCAAGTCTCCATCCGTGAATAAATTATAGCTATTTTCGGCCAGTGAGGCAAGCGAAACAAAAAAACGCGAAAAACGCGATTTAAGCGATTTTCCACCCAAGTCGCCCAGAGCCCCGAAAAGAAACAGGCTGCAAAAAACAGGGATTTTTAAACATACTTTAAACGCTATTGAGGAGGTTGGCCTGATGAAGCGATGGATTGAGATTTTACGAGCAGGAACACACCGAGATTCGCAGGGCCGGGAGCACACCTTCACCGAGGCCGACCTGGACCGGATCGCCACAAGCTATGATCCGGCCAAGCATGAAGCGCCGGTGGTGATCGGCCACCCAAAGGCCGACCATCCGGCCTGGGGCTGGGTGGAAGCGCTCAAGCGAGTCGGCGACAAGCTGTTTTACAGCGAAAAAGACACCGTGCCTGAATTTAACGAGATGCGTGAGCGCAAGCTCTTCAAAAAACGCTCGGTCTCGGTCTATCCGGACGGCACGTTAAAGCATATAGGTTGGCTGGGCGCTCAGCCGCCAGCCATTAAAGGACTGCAGGATGTTGGCTTTTCCGAGGCCGATGACTGCACCACATATGAATTCTCGGAGACAAAGGAACCGGACATGAAACCAACGGTAGAAGAACTGGAAGCAAAACTGGCGGCTGAAAAAAAGGCTCGTGAAACGGCAGAAAAGACAGCCAACGATTTTAAAGAGAAACTCGACAGCCAGACCATGGAGTTTGCCGAAGGCCAGGCAACCGCCAAACGCAAAGAGATTGCCAATTTCGTTGAGGCTGGCGTGAAAGATGGAAAGATCCTCCCGGCCTGGAAAGCAATGGGCTTGATCGACTTTATGGAAAACCTGGAAGGCGTTGCCACTAAAGAGGCCGTCCTGGAGTTCGCTGAAGGCGACAAGAAGGATCAGGTTGATGCCGGGCAGTGGTTTAAAAAGTTCATCAGCAACTTTTCCGAGCATCCGCTCTTTAAAGAGATGACCAAACCCAAAGGTGAGACCGCCGCCAACACCGAGTTTGCAGAAGAGGACGCCTTGGGCGCCGAGATGGCCGCACTGGTTAATTCGGCAAAGTGACCGGGCAACGGGCCGCCAATAAACTAATCCACGAACCAACTAAAATAAATAACGGAGAGAACCAATGACAGAGGAAACAGCTTGGCCAAGTAAAGACTTGGTCGCAGATGACAATTACGGTCCAGTGTTAAAGACCAAAATAATCGGCACAGCCGCGGACCTCGTGGCAGGCACTGTTGTGGGCCGAATCACCGCCTCCGGCAAATTAGTTGCTTACGCTGCAGGGAATGCCAACGGCAGCGAAACCCCGGTTGGCGTGTTGATGGAAGACGCGGCAGCCGCCGCAGCCGATGTCGAGGCGGTAGTCGGTTTTGCCGGGGTGTACAGATCCGACAACGTGACCGGCCTGGACGCGGCAGGCGAACTGGCCCTGGAAGCGCGCGGCATCTATTTCGTTTAATCGTTCGCGTTAGGAAAAATGTCTACAATTGTAGACAAAAACTAAAAAAAAAGGAGATCCACCATGGATAAAATCTATAGTATCAGGGCGCTGACCGCCGCCATCAACCTGATGAAGCCGGTCAAAACCACGGTCCTGGACAAAGTGTTCGGCCGCAAGAAACGCCAGACGTCGGCCAAGTTCGCCTGGGACATCAAGTCGTCCAACGAACGGCTGTTGAAAAATATCAGAGTCTCGGCCCCTGCCCAGGTGACTGACGGCGTCAACCGCAAGACCGTGACCTGCGAGGCCCCACGCTATGCCGAAAAACGCTTTATTGCCGACGCCGACCTGGTTGACATGCGAAAATTTGGTGACCAGACCGGCGCCGAGCTAATCAAGGAGCGGCTGGCCGATGAACAGTTCGACATCCGTGGCGACATTGACCGCACCCGTGAGTTTCAGGGGGTCAAGGCCCTCTCCGGTCAGGTGATCGATGAAGCAGGCAATGTCATTGTCGACTACAACTTTCAGGGCGCTCAAAAGCCGGTACTGGCCGGGGCCGCACTGTGGACCGACGCAGCCTCCAATCCGGTGGCCAACCTCAGGGCCTGGAAAAAATGGATCGCCCAGCGCGTCGAGGCCAGCGGTTTTATCGCCTTCTGCGGCTCCGCCGCCATGGACGCCCTGATCAGTAACCCCACCGCCCTGGAACTGCTCAAATACTCCTCCGGTAAGCAGATCGCCGACGAGGGCCGCATCGCCCATCTGGCGGGCGTGGAGATCGAGGAATATTTCGGCACTTACAAAGACGCGGCCGGAGCCATCCAGGAGATGATCCCGGATAACGTCTTCTGCCTCATTGCCTTGGGCGCTCAAAACGCCGCCGAACTGTATGCGCCGATTGTAGATAGCACGGCTCCCGGAGGGGTTGGCAATGGTCAACCAGGGCAGGTCTTCGCGTCAAAAAGCTGGACAAAGGAAGACCCGGCCGGCCGCTGGGTCAAGGGCGAGTCACGGCCGCTGCCGGTGCTCTTTCAGCCGGAGTGCGTTGTCTGGGCGCAGGTTGTTTAACAAAACGTTCAGCAGCGTCAGCGGCGAACGCTCAAGCGATGAAACGCTCAAACGTTCAAACGCTTAAACGCTTGAACCAGTTTGAGCGTTTGAACCCCACAAAACGAGGATCAACAATGCCCGAAAAAATAACAATCAACTGCATCGTCCTCCCCGGTCATGAGGTGAATGACGGCAAGCCCCATCAGCCTGGCGAGACAATCACTCTCTCAGAGGGTGAGGCCACGCGCCTTGTACAACGCCGCATCGTGGCACTTGCCCCGGCAGATACATCAACGGCCAAAAACAGCGGCAATGGGGCCCCGGATCCAAACCAGGACCCGGAAATAGCCGCTGCCCTGAAAGCCGTCGCCGATGGCAACACCACCCGCAGCGGTATGCCGACCACCGAGATCATGTCAGAGCTGTTGGGCAAACCGGTAACCGCTGCCGTGCGTGACGCGATCTGGGCAAAAGCCCAGGCCAGCCAGGCCAAGGAGTAGGCCATGTACATCACC